ATTGGTAGACCCAGTTGACTGTTAATCAACCGCTCACGCATTGTAGGTTCGAGTCCTACCGCAGGAGCCATTTTTTGGAGTTATTCGGAATTATTGGAGCATAAAATATGGCAAAGTATGTACTATATGTAAATGTGGATGATATCCCTTCTGGAGCTATTGATGAGACAGTTTCTTCTTATACTAAGATTATGGAAGAATCTGACTTTTTCTCTCCTCTTGATTCAGTTCTTGTCTTACATCGTAAGCAGCTGCCTACTGAACTTGTTGTTATTGAGCCGTAAGGAATTTTATTATGGATATTGACCTTCTACCGACGTTGGTTCCTAGCGTATTGTTTAATACTCGTGTCCGCGATGATTCTATCGAAGGACCGAATCCGTATCGCTGGCAAGATGTTACCACGTTTGAGTTGTTTGCAGGTAAGCGAGTTGTTCTTTTCTCTCTTCCGGGAGCGTTTACTCCTACCTGTTCGACATATCAGCTTCCTGATTTTGAAAAGCTCTATCCTGATTTTAAGAAGCTAGGTATCAAGGACATTTATTGCGTAAGCGTCAATGATGCTTTTGTTATGAATGCTTGGGCAAAACAGCAGAAGCTGAAGAAAGTCAAAGTTATTCCTGATGGTAATGCCGAATTTACTCGTAATATGGGTATGGATGTTAGTAAGTATAATCTTGGATTTGGTATTCGTTCTTGGCGTTACGCAGTAGTTGTCAATAATGGCAAGATCGAAAAGTGGTTCATTGAGCCAGGTAAGCGTTGGGATGCTGATGATGATCCTTACGGTGAAAGCTCTCCTCAGAATGTATTGGCATGGCTAAAGGAAAACGTATGAGTCCTGACGAGGTTAAGACTCGTATGAACGAAATGATGCAATTCATTGATGGTAGTATTATGCTTGCTGATCCTAATGAGATTTTGATGCTTGCTTGCGCGATGCTCACTAAGTGTAAAGATATTTTCGACCAACAACTCGGTGAAGAAGGAAGAAAAGGCATGTTTAAGGATTTTTGTTGATACGGATGATATAAATAATGTATATTATGGAATCTAGAAAGCACTAATAAAGGAGACTAAAAGTGCCAAATACCCAACTCTCTCTTGGTGAGAGGTTGGCAGATAAGTGCGCAACCCTTATGGGTTCCTGGAAATTTATTATTTCCCAAACTCTGATTTTGATGCTTTATATTCTCTGGAACACGGTTTCTAACCATCCGTTTGATCCATATCCCTTTATATTCCTGAACTTAGCTTTGAGTTTCCAGGCTGCATACGCTGCCCCTGTTATTATGATGGCTCAAAATAGAGTCGAAACGTTAGATAGACAAAGATCTATTGATATTTACAACTTAGAAACTGGCCAGCATAAAAAGATGCTTTTGCTAGAAAAACATTTAGATGAACACTTTGATGATCTTGATGAAAAGTTCGATGAACTTACATTTAAAATTGATGAACTAAATAATAGAAGTTAATAACTTCGCCGGATTAGCTCAGTGGTAGAGCAACCGCCTTGTAAGCGGTAGGTCGCGAGTTCGAATCCCGCATCCGGCACCATAATTGTGGGGTGGCAAAATAAAAATTGCTACCCCATTTTTTACTTGACTTCCCATATATAATGAGGTATAATTAGTACCATGATGAACATTAAGATAGAACACCTTTCCGACACATCTGATTGTGAAACCTGCGGCATGAGCTGGGCAGAAGGCGCAATCGTATATTTGAACGAGGAGGTTCTTCTCGAAATGATTCCTCATGCAAGCTGTTTTGGCGGAGACCATTGGTCTGAGTCAGACATTTATAAAAACATTTTGTTGAAACTTGGTTACCAAATAGATGAAGGATTTGATTATGGAGAAAATTAAGGTATATTCCAAGCCCGCATGCGGTTACTGCGATGCTGCTAAGAAGCTGCTAGAGAGCCGTGGTCTTGCTTATATTGAACTTAATGTACAAGAGGAAGCAAATCTTGATGATCTCAAGATGCGTGTTCCGAATGCCAGAAGCGTTCCTATCATTCTTATTGGTGACACTATTATTGGAGGCTATGCCGCACTTATGGAACATTTGAATCAAACTCGTGTAGATATCGCTGCTCTTGAAAACTATCTGAACAAGAGCGCAGTTATGGTAGAATTTACTAAGGCTGACGGATCGGTCCGTAAACTTTGGGGTACTCGTGATCAGTCGATCATTCCTGAAGGTTCGGTTAGCGGTAGCGGTCGCGCTTCCAGCCCTGACACTATTGCTGTTTGGGATCTTGAAAATGAAGGCTGGCGTTCGTTCCGTAAGGACAGCGTTATTGACTTCAATGTGAAGCTCTACAAGTAATTACTGTTGGGGCGGTCTATTGATCGCCCCATTTTTTGAGAGAGAAATTATGGATAAGTTTATGGTCGGGCTGTTTAGTGTGCTTGGTGCTATTGCCATTTCTTGTATGTTTGGCATGCTTTGTGCACTACCTGTCATGTGGATCTGGAATGACTCACTTGTTCCTGCTGTTACGTTTGCCCATCCTATTAGTTGGGTTCAGGCATGGGGACTTATGATTCTGACTTCGCTTCTGTTTAATACCAAGATTACAAAGGATTGATTATGGGTAAGATTATTCTAGCAAGCATTCTTGGGTTTGTTGCTCTTCTTGGGTTGGGCTTTGGACTTGATTATCTCGGCTATGCTGAGTATGGGTTCTTCGCTCCTCGTTATCGTGCTGTTGACAGCAAGGTATTCCACGAGTCGGAACAGTACAATGAAGGTATGGTCCGCGATCTTACTGAACTGCAGCGTCAGTATGTAACTGCTGATGAAGAGGGTAAGGAAGCACTGCGTCCCATCATTCGTCATCGTTTTGAAGTCTATCCGGAAGACAAGATGCCAGCTGATCTTCGCAACTTCTACGACTCCATTAAGTAAGGAAAAGTAGCATGAACAAGGTTCTTGTTATTGCTGCTCTGGCAACATCGGTTGCTCTGAGTGCATGTTCTGAAGCGCAGCCTCGCCAGTACACTGCCGATGAAATTCAGAATCAAAAGCAGGAAGAAATGTCTAAGCAGGGTGTCGAATCAGTCGGTCTTCCTGCTATCAAGAACTTCCAAGAGAAGCGATTGATGAAGGACATTCTTGAAATGCGCGATGATCCTAAGCTGGTTACATACACGTATACTCAGGACATGAACGGCCATTTCCACAAGATTTGTAACTCTATCGGTTATGGTCTCCCGTATGCGACACAGTACACTTCTCCGCAGAAGGAATCGGATCACAGCTATCAACTGGCGTTGCCGCAGGCTGATCCGAATGGACTCTATAGTCCAATAAGTGCCGATGGTACTTGGGTTCTCTGTAAAGTTCCTGGCAAAGATAAGCTAGAACCGCAGTACATTGAGCCTCATGTTCTTGTGACTACTTTCCCTCTTACTAATTAAGGAAATATATTATGAACAAGTTTATTACTTTTGTTGGACTCGCTGCTACTCTTGCTCTTGCTGGGTGTAACGATATTCCTCAGTCCTCTGATACGATTCAGAATCAAAAGCAGGAAGAACTGAGCAAGCAGAGCGTAGAATCTGTTGGTTTGCCTGCGATCCATAACTTTCAGGAAAAGCGCATCTTCAAGGATATTCTTGAACTTCGTGATCAGCCGAATCTTGTTACGTATACCTATATTCTTGATTTGAATGGTCGCCCGCACAAGATTTGCGACTCGATTGGGTATGGTCTGCCTTACGCTACTCAGTATACCAGCCCTCAGAAGCTCGTTTCCAGCTGGAACAATGACCATGGCCGTATTCCGATGCCTCAGGCTGATCCTAATGGTCTGTTTAGCCCTGTTTCTGCCGATGGTACTTGGGTTCTCTGTAAAGTTCCTGGCAAGGATAATGTCAAGCCTGTCTATATCGAACCGCACGTAATCGTTTCGCCCTTCCCGGTTGGAATGTAATAATGAAGCATGAACTTTCTGGTTGGGAATATTGGAAGGCAGTAATAGCAAAGTGGCTAGTGGTTAATGTCGCATCTAGAATTAGCCCATTGGCTGTTACTGCCCTTTGCTTAGAAGTTGCTGATATGTATTATAGTACATATGAAGCACAAGAAAATGAGGAATATAATGACTGAATATACACCATTCGCACGTAATGAAACCAACCAGAACTCTAAAGGCGGAACTGAACTTGCTGTAGAAGGTGTGCAGCGTGCTGTAGAAAGTTCTTCTCTGCTGAAGGGTAATCTAGATAAGTTTCAGTTTATTGCTTCTCGCGTTCGCGAGATTCATGAAGATAAGATTCGTATTCTTCATCTTCATGATCTTGCTGTGGATCCAGAGTCTAAGCATCTTGAAAACGCTAATCTTCGTAATCGCTTTCATAAGCTAGTCTTTGTTTCAAATTGGCAAGCCAATCAGTATCGCGATTATCTTGGCGTTCCTTTTGATGTTAAGTCGACTGTTATCGAAAACGGTATTGATTCGTTTAAGATGGCTATCAAACCCAAGGACTTTTCTGGTCCTATTCGTTTGATCTACGCCTCGACCCCTCATCGCGGCTTGGCTCTGCTTGTTCCTGTGTTTATTGAACTTGCTAAGCATAATCCTAACATTGTTCTTGATGTGTATAGTTCTTTTGAACTGTATGGGTGGTCTGACCGCGATAAGGAATATGAGGCGCTGTATCAGGCTTGTCGAGATCATCCGAAGATCAACTATCATGGTTCTGTGGATAACAAGACTGTTCGTAAGGCCATGGTTGATGCACACATTCTTGCATATCCTAGCATTTGGCAGGAAACTTCTTGTCGTGTTCTTATTGAAGCGATGATGGCTGGTTGTCTGTGTGTTCATCCGAATCTTGCTGCTTTGGCTGACACTGCTGGTGGTCAGACTCTGATGTATGACTTCGATATGGATCCTAATGTTCATGCAAGTCTGTTCTATTCTACACTTGGGCATGCAATTAACATTGTGCAACAGGCTCAAGGTCATCTTGAATTTGTTCAACAGTATGCCGAACGTCGCTTCTCATGGGAAGTGATTGGTCCTAAGTGGGAAGGTCTGTTCTTGTCACTGCTTGAAGAATATAAGGACAAGTCGCTGGCTCCTCCTTCGCAGATGTTCAGCTATAAAACAGCTTGACTTTACCGGCAACCTATAGTATAAAGGTGTCATGAAAAAGAAAGCTATATCCCGCTCCGCCCAGTTGACTCTCGAAGAAAGGCATTATGGCCCTGAGCCTGTGTTTCTTGGAGAGTTGACTGATTCTCAGTTCTCAACTGCTCTGAACTGGTACAACTACATGCATACCGTGGATACGGGTAAGAAGTGGTTGTTTCAGTATCTTAAGCAAGAAAATAAGAATCAGCTTATTGCGCGTCTGCGTAGTCTGCCTGATTGGAGAATCCCAACGACTAGCTGTTGGGTTGCACGTATGTGTCTCAATGGAACTGTCTTTTCTAAGCCTGTGATGGATCGTTTTTACGGTCGCCTGACTGATGCTGCTAATCATGCAGAAATTGCTAAAGAAGCTAAAGCTGAAGAAACGAATGTGGTTTCTATTCAAGATCGTGTTCGGGCTAAGATTGATCAGCTTATCACTGATTGCGAAGAAGCTCTTGACAATGATCCTAATCTTGACATCTACACTTGGTTGCAAAACAAGGAAGCTACTCAGCAGGCAGCTACTACTCTTTGTGACTATTATCTCAAGTCATACCTTGACTGGGAAACCCCTCACGCTGATGTGATTGATGTTTGTGGTAAGAAGAAGTTCAAGGAACATCAGGAATACTGGACTGACTTCATCACTAATGTTGATCGATACATTCAGAACAAGAAAGTCGTTAAGGTTCGTAAGCCTAAGACTTTCAAGGCTAAGACTGCTGTTGACTTGGTCAAGAATGTTAAGTATGCTTCTGCATTCCCTGAACTGAAACTGGTTTCTGCTGCTCCTGCCAATATCGTTGGTGCAACTTCCCTATGGGTCTATAATCATAAATATAGAGTCCTTGGTGTTTACCATACCAATAACCCAAAGGGATTGTCAGTGAAGGGTACTACGATTACTGGATTTGATCCAGACCTGTCTATCGGCAAGAAGCTCAGGAAGCCTGAAGAGGTTCTTCCTCAGGTAATGTCTGCGGGCAAAGTAACCCAACGCAACCTGCTGGGTGGTATCAAGACAGCTGAAATTAAGCTGACTGGAAGGATAAACTCCGATACCATTCTGCTAAGGGTTATCAAATGAATGAAAACAATGTAGTAACGTTTCCTAAACACAATCCAAGAGCACCTGATCCCGAACAGGTTAAAGAAGTTATTCGAGAGTCTAAAGAAGAACTAATAGATATGGCATCAGAGAATCTTATTGAAAATCTCTTTGTTGCTATTGATATGATGGGATTCACTATCTCAGGTGATGAATGTTTTAAGGATGCGTTACTCGTTGCTGAATCTATTAAGTCTTTACTTGCCCGTAGTGTGAACGCTGAACACCCACTTCAAGCAGTTGCTACTGATATGATTTCATTAGAAGATGCTGAGGAAACAACTGAGGAAAATTAAATGATTATTGTGGATTTGTCACAAGTTATGGTTTCTACAATTATGTCGTCGCTTAAGGGTAAGCAAAGTGACATTGAATTGGATGTTAATCTTATTCGGCATATGGTTCTGAATACTCTTAGAACCAATATCAATAAGTTTAAAGACGAATTTGGTGATGATGTTGTTATCGCTTGCGATAGTGGTAATGTTTGGCGCAAGGATGTCTTCCCCTATTACAAGGCTCGTCGTAAGATTGATCGTGATGCTTCGTCGCTTAATTGGAATGAATTCTTTGAGTGTATGAGCACCATCCGTGATGAGCTGCGTGACTACTTTCCGTATAAGGTTATTCGTGTAGAGCGCGCTGAAGCTGATGATATCATTGCAATCATTTGTAAGGAATATCATCCTCACGGCAAGATTATGATTCTGTCTGGAGATAAGGATTTCCAGCAGCTTCAAAAGTATCGCAACATCTTTCAATACAACCCTGTTCTTAAGAAGAATGTGGTTTGTAATGATCCTGAGAAGTTTCTGAAGGAACAGATTCTCAAGGGTGATAGCTCTGATGGTGTTCCTAATATTCTATCAACTGACAGCGTTTTTGTTGATGGTGGTAGGCAAACTCCGCTTACTGCCAAACGTATCGCTGTATATATTGATGCTGAACCTCAAGATGTTATGAGCACCATGGTGCTTCGTAACTATTCGAGGAATAAAACTCTTATTGACTTGGATAATGTTCCGGCATATATAGAAGAGGAAATCATTAAGCAGTATGAAAACCCAGAAGGTGCGACCGATAGGTCTAAGCTGTTTAACTATTTCATCACACACAAGTTGAAGAATTTAATGGAAACGATTGGAGATTTTTAATACAATGGCAATTAAGTCTATTCATGAAATTCTTACGATGATCGACAACGTAAAAGATGTTGAAGCTCGTAAGGCTGCATTGCGTCAGGCCAATGCACAAGTACCTGCAGCGATTCAGGTGATTCGTCTCGCTATGGACAGCAATCTGCAGTTCGCACTACCTCCTGGTGATCCGCCGTATAAGCCATGTGAGGCTATTGATCAGCATGGTCGTCTGCATCAGGAAATTCGTAAGATGCAGTACTTCATGGTTGGTGGTCCTGATATTCACCAAACTAAGAGGGAAGTTCTTTTCATTCAGGTCTTAGAATCTATTGATCCTGAAGATGCAAAACTTCTGTTACATGCAAAGAACAAGAAACTTCCTTATAAGAAGATTACCCGCAAGATTGTAGAAGAAACTTTTCCTGGGATGCTGTCGGATGAGCAAAAGTAAGAATTCGCGCCACAATAATACCTTTTCGGATTATGATGATGACTATTATGATCCGAAGCGCGAAAAGAAGTTTAAAGACAAACGTAAAAACAAGGTAATTCAAAGAGCGTTAAAGACTCTTGATGTTGATACGTTGATGGATCTTGATGAAGACGAAGATTATTAAGTCATAAATATCTTTTTAATACTTGTAATTGGAGTCTTTATGCGATGTCTTACTGGGGATACCACACACTATTAGATTGCAGCGATTGCAATCTCGAAGCGATTACTAATCCTGATACCCTACGCAATTGGGTAAAAGAGTTGGTTGTAGAAATAGAAATGGTTCCCTACGGCGAACCTCAGATTCTTCATTTCGGTCACAATGAAATCCATCTGGAAGGATGGACTGTTATTCAGCTGATTGAAACCAGTAACATCATTGCACACTTCAATGATCATACTGGAGAAGGATACATCGATATCTTTTCTTGTAAAGAATATGACGACGATCTGGCCGTGGCAATTGTTAAGAAATATTTTAATCCTTCTAAGATTCGGAAGAATTTTATCACCCGCCAGGCTGATTGATTTAATAAATAATGCAAAGGAGTTATTTGTTTTGTTTGCAATTATCAAAATGCCATCTTTGCATAGCTACTAATTGTCCGACTTTATTACAGTGAGGGCAGGTATCTATAATTGAATTTCTTTGTTTATTTTTTAATGCCACTTTTTCTATTACGTATTTTTGTTGTAACGGGGTAACTACTCCATATTTTATTTTATTTGTGTTTGCTGCTTTGCTTCTATTATTATTCTTGTTGGGAGAATTTAATTGTCCGTTTCTTATGTTAATTCTGGCAGATTCAGACATTTTTATTCCTTTTTTTCGAACAGTATTTGTGGCTCCCTCACCCCCATCTGTTCTATTTAAAAGAATTCCTGTTTCTATGTCTTTTCTTCCATACCAACGAATGTATCTGCGCTCAAGAGCAAATGCTCCAAGTTCTGTTAAGTTTCTTTCTAAAAATACTATTTTTGTAGTATCTTTAGGTACTGAAATCCCATGATGTTTGGAATAAGCTCTTTTATTTTTGCCTTTGCCAATATAGTATGGCAGTCCTGTTTTCTTATTAATGTATGCGTAAACGTAATAAATAGTCATGCTGGTCTCCTAGTAAGATTAGAATCAGTGGGACGGCCATCCGCGACTGATACTTTATTTATAAGGAATTTTTAATTCTATGCCAATGTATGGACTCTATAACACTGAATCTAAAGAAGAATTTGACGTGTTTATGTCATATTCTTCGCTAGAGGTATATCTTTCCGAAAATCCCCACATTGTAAAAGTCCCGTGTGCTCCCGCCATCGTTTCCGGTGTCGGGGGTATCAAAACAGACGATGGATTTAAAGAAATGATTGGGAAAATCGCTAAGGCTAATCCGTATACCCCTCTTGGTCAGAAAGAAGGTTCAAAGGGTGTAACGGAAACCAAGTTACGTAATGCAGTAAATAGGGTGAAGAGCAAAGTGGGAGGACCGCTTAATTAGAGTGAACACCATTGGTTATGGTAACTTCCAGTTAAACAAGGATCTCTATGATAGACGAGACGGAAAGACCATTAACTAAAACTCAGTTAAAGAAATTAAGAAGAAGCCAAAGAGGAGAATCTTCTGCAACACCAAGTTTTGTGCTAAATCCAATTACTCCGATAACACAAAACCAACAAAAAACATTTGATTATTATGCTGACGGTGATCATCTATTCTTGCATGGCTGCGCCGGTACAGGCAAAACCTTTTGTGCTATCTATCTAGCATTAAGAGAACTATTTTCAGAAAAGAATGATCGAAAGAAATTGGTCATTATTAGAACCGCCCAATCGTCTAAAGATATCGGATTCCTCCCTGGTTCCGAGAAACAAAAACTGGAAGTTTATGAGTCTGCTTATAGAGCCATCTGCTCGGAATTATTCCGAAGAGGAGATGCTTACGATATTCTCAAACAAAAGGGGATTATTGAATTCCACAGCACCTCGTTCTTACGTGGCACGACCATTGACGACGCAATTATTCTCGTCGATGAGGTACAAAATCAGCGTTACGTCGAGCTACGCACTGTCCTCACGCGTACAGGAGATAATTCCAGGATCATCTTATGTGGTGACACTAAGCAAGATGACCTCACTAGCGATAGATTCAAAGAATCCAGTGGTCTATCTGAGATGATGAAAGTTTTTAATGTCATGGATTGTATGGCTACTGTGCAATTTGAGATTGAAGATATCGTTCGCTCAGGATTTGTTAAAGACTTTATTAAAGCTGAATATCAACTAGGTTTGTATTGACTTACTGACCCAAACAGGGTATAATATATTATGTTCAAACATGAAATCATAACGCTCCCAGAACCGATCGTCGAAACACTATCCGGCGGTCGGTTCTACACATCACCCGAAGGCAAAAAGTATCCTTCCGTCACAACTATCATGGGCGAATATTCCAAGAAAGCCATAATGGAATGGCGCGAGAGAGTTGGTGTTGTTGAAGCACTCAGGATATCTGGACAAGCAGCGAGCAGAGGAACTGCTCTTCATACTGTTTGTGAGAAGTATCTACTTAATGATCCAGATTATCTCAAGAAAGCTCTTCCGTCAACAGTATCGTTATTCAATCAGATCAAACATCATTTGGATGATAACATCGGTGTTGTTCGTGGTATTGAAACTCCACTCACCTCTGACTACTTGAAGATTGGTGGGCGTATTGACTGCGCTGCTGAGTGGAAAGGTCGTAACTCCATCGTAGACTTTAAGTCATCCACTAAGATCAAGCCTGCTGAATGGATCAAGTCATACTTTATGCAAACAGCTATATATGCAGTTATGTTTGAAGAACGGACAGGAATTCCTGTTCCTCAGCTTGTTATTGTTATGGCTGCTGAAGAAAGTAATTACGGTAAGATATTCATTCGTAAGCGTGATGATTATATCAAAGATGCCATGGAACTTATAAGGGACTATTATGTCAAAAAAGATCTGTCCGAAGTGCTCCGCTGAACACGAAAAGCCAGGAAAATTCTGCAGTCGTCAGTGTGCTAATTCCAGGCAATTCAGTCCTGAGAGTCGAGCCCTTTTGGCTAAGAAACAGAGCGAGTATCTTAAGACTGAGAAGGGCAAACAACAAAAGATTCAAATGGAAGAAGTTGTGAGTGATGTTAAGTTTCGACAATCAGAACAAAAATATCGTGATGAGTTTGATGAGCCTTTGGGAATCGTAGACTTTGATGATGAATATGACTCGCATTGGACTCGGGTTGATGATGGAGAATTTAATGGATTCTAGTTATCCTATATTTTTGACTATTGTTTTTGCTGTTCTTAAATCGGTGGATCTTATCACCTGGGACTGGCACTACGTTTTTCTACCTGTGTTTGTCGATTGTGCATACATGTATTTTTTCGTTGTGTTTATTATCGTTTATCGTTTTATAAAAAGGAAGTAATATGGACAATGTCGTTAGAGTAGATTTTACAAAGAAGACTTTATCTCGTGCTGATGAATTTCTCCAAGAACTCAAGGGTGAGCTGATGGAAGAAGATATTCAGGAAATTATAGACTCAGCTTTAGATTTTAGTGTCTATAGCGACATGGATAAAGATCTTAAGATCATTGCTGAAGAGTATTATCGTCTACTAAAAATAACTTGACTTTGGGTTTTGTTTTTGGTATACTAGGGGTGAAAGGAATTTGTTATGACTATGCAATTGATGCCCGCCTATGTAACCACAAACCGTAGTGGCAAGAAGCGCAAGAAGACTAACACCAATGATCCTGCCTACCAAAAGCTGCTGAAAAAGTATGGCTTTGAAACTGGTCCTAAGAAGAAAGCTGCACCTAAGAAGCTCGGTAAATTGTTTGCTGGTACTGTTGCGCAAGACCACCGAGAGATGTATCCTTCAGGTGAAGGTGTTGGTGTGGCTTTTGCTCGTAAGGAACAGGTGTATACTGGCGAACGAAAGTTGCTTGGTGTTGCTGTGATGCATAAGTCTAATCTTGTTCCTGTATTCAGCCAGGAAGATGCTGAAGATATTGCTAAGATGCGGAGAGGTTGATGACTGAATCTGAAACTAAAGACTTTGAAAAGTGGCTAGAAAAGTTTCTAAAGTGTCCTATTCTACTGGAACAGGAAGCGAAGATTGTCTGCGCCATGATCGATGGCACTATCAATAAGGAAGGTGCCAAGAAAGTCTTTCAATGGGTTGTCGAACAAAACCTCAAAGCGCATAATGAGTTTGTAAAAGAACATGGAGGCAATTGTGCCTGATATTCATGATGACTCATTTGAAGAGAAAATGGAAGAGTATTTTTCTAATAATAAACTTCAAGTAGAAGCCTATGAAGGTGAACTAGAACATCTTCGTAAGTTTCATAGTCTTATCGATCACACCATTCTAGCAGAAAAACTTGGTGATCGTTACTTCATCTGTGGTGAAGGTGGTGGCAAGGATGCTAATCGTTTGCCAGAGACAATTCATGTGTGTCCTGCCTATGGTTGTGATTGGTTTGTTGTTTATAAAAAGACCGATGAAACTTTTGGTCCGGAGTGGTAGAAATGAAAAGTAAAAAGTTTGTTGGCATCAAAGATGTAACAAAAGCCACTCCTTCTGGCGGCGCTGTTACTGTTGCGTTCGGTGATCTCATCTTTGATGATGATACTAAATCGGATAGTCTCGCTATTCAAATAGTAGATAAAGAATCTAATATTGTTGCTCAATTTGCAATGTTGCCTGCTACTTTTGGTATTCTCTTGGAATGTATTAAAGAACTTTATGAACACTCAGAATGAATTCTTCGATGAAGCCTGCATCATGATTGGTATGGGTTGTGCGCATATGAAGGCTGAAGGCATAAGTAATCAAGAAATTATCACCACTCTTAGAAATCTTAAGAGTGCCATCAGTCAACTTATTGCTGAAGAATTAACAGAAGATGAATCATAATATCGCATATTCTTTGCTGAGTTGCACACCCACAAATAGTCTTGAAGAAATAAAAAAGAGCTATCGAAAGATGGCTCTTAAGTATCATCCAGATCACAACAAAGCAGAGACAGCAATAAATGATTTTCGTCTTGTTAATGATGCATTTACCTTTTTACAAAAACATTATATACAGCAGAAACCAAAATTCGTCCCAAGTGGCAAAGAAGATAGATATTATAGATTTATAAGCAAGAACACAAGTAAGATTTTGTTGCCAGAAAAGTATCTCGGTAACGATACTATAATCAATTTTATGTTAGATGATAAAGAATACAGAGTTGTGTTTCCTGCAGGGACTTCTTTACCCAAGCGCGTATCCCTAAATAATGGACTATCGTTCATTGTTGACGGGGAATGAAATGCTTAAATCAATAGAATCTTTCTTTGTTCTTACCTTCACAGGTAAAGATAACCACACACCAGATATTGGCCGTATCCTTTGGGCTATTGGCGTCTTGATCTTTTTTGGTCTTGCTGTCTATGATACTGTTATTTTACATAACGCATTCAAAGCAAGCGAATATGGTCTTGGTCTTGGTGGAACTCTTGCTGGTGGTGGCGCTGCTCTTGGGTTCAAGGCTAAAACAGAACCTGAGTCATAATAAAACAACTTGACTTTTAATTGTTATAAGAGTATAATGCAATTGTAGTGTGAAATGTAGTGTGGAAGGAATTTCTTATGACTATGACGGCAGGAATCTACTATGTGGGCGATTTGGCGTATGTGATGCACGATCGCTGGGATAAGGTATGCGATAAGACCATCAACGGTTATGATTGTGTTGATGGTGAGTTTGTTCTTGAAGATGGTACTCGTTTCGCTTCGTATGGCACTGCTTGGGGCGATGGTCAATATGAAGACAACTACGGAAACAGCTACGGCGTTGATGCTGGACTGATCGGATGCATTCGCGTCAGCGATATTGCTGAAGATGAGCGCAAAAACCTTAATCTCGGTAACGTTCATACATTCCATGATCCGTTTGAGACTGGGTATACGGACCCGCATGAACAGCGTCCCGGTAAGATCTATTTCGGTGATTTGGTAGTTGATACCAATCCCGACTATGATGAAGATGAATATGATGAATATGATGAATACGATGATGAGTATGCTTATGGTTCGGAGGATGCATAATGTTTTATGATTTTAGTCAAAACAATTCTGGTGGTAACTTCCACCATGATTCGTTCCACGGTATTGGTTATCATGTAATCATTGAAGCAGATTCGGCCGAAGAAGCAAATATGCTCGCTGAGTCGAAAGGTATCTATTTCAATGGTTGCGATGATGATCGTGATTGCCCTTGTTGCGGTGATCGTTGGTCGTCTGTTTGGTCTGATGATCGCGGCACCGAAACTCCCACGATGTATGGTGGTCCTGTTACGGGTGGTTGGGGTATTCCTAGCTATATTCACTACAAGAACGGCACTGTTGCTGCTGTTGGAGATGAACGATGAAAGTTTCTATCTCAAAGCCTGTTGATGTTGATATCAAGACTGTTTGTGTCCACGTTAAGGTTCGTGATGAAGGCTTTTATCAGTATCTTGATGATACGGGTGAGGTCGTTAAAGAACAAGAGGGTTATGTTCCTTCGTTCTTTCCCGGAGACCATTGGGGCGATTATCTGATCTTGGATATTGATCTTGATACAGGTAAGATCATCAATTGGGACCCAGAACGGGTTCGCTCAGGTCTCGCGCGTGCTTTGGGTGTTGAAGAATGAAGCCTCTCATTCACGCTAAAGTTTCGGTAAAGCGTCATGGTGGGTGTGTAGAGGACTATCTGCCCATCCATGAATTTATTGATTCATCAAAGATTGCCATGCCTGATGTTCGGCATCGTGCAATTCTCCATAGCTCTTTTGGTTGTTATATGGCTGAACGCATTTTCGGCACATACATCACCAATGCGCAAGGAAAGGATGTATCTGTTCGTGACCTTGCAGAAGAACACATTCAAGAAGATCTTGGCTTTATTCCTGAAGTATCAGATTGGCTAGGTAAAATAGAATTGCAACCTTGGATGTCTGGTGGAGCAAAGAAGCGTCGTGAAGAAAGGTTGGTCGACTGATGGCTTACAGTAAACAAGAAATCATTGAAATGTTTCAGGAGGAAGATCCTGAATGCGAATTAATTGAAGTTGGTGATTGGATCGATCAAGGTAAGCGTTCTTATTGTACTTCAATTATAAAGATTGAAGATACGTACTACGAAATTGAAGAGTGTCGTTCGGGATCGTATTACACCGATTACTACTACGATGATCCTGAAATCCATGAAGTAACTCCCAAAGAAGTTGTGATTACCAAAACTG